TTAGAGGGGTGGAGTTATGGCAACCAACGAGAAACAGGTGCTTAGAGATCAGCTGGAGCTTATGGCCAAGCGGATCCAGGAGGAAGGCAAGAGGATCGAGGTCGAGCCGCTCGTTATGGAGTACGATAACGGCGGCGGGCAGTCCGGAGTTAGAGAGAATCCTTTCTATCCTGCCTATGAGAAATTGTTGGCATCATACACCAAAGCGCTGACGGTATACAAGGACATCGCCGGAAATGATACAGAAAACATCCAGTCCTTGGAAACGATTCGGGCCAGATTTAAGGTGGCAAAATGATGGGAGTGACAGTGCCGCGGATCTACACGCCGGAGCGGCGTGAGCTGACCGAGGAAACGAGCCTGGGCTTTGCATGCATTGAGTATGCAAAAACAGTTTTGGGCAAAAAGCTCTATCCGTGGCAGGAGTGGGCGCTGATCCACTCGCTTGAGATTGTCGGTGAGCTTGGCGGTGATTGGCACTTCCGATTTCGGACGGTGCTGTTCCTGATCTCCCGGCAGAATGGTAAAACGGTGCTTTCCGAAGTGATAGCATCGTTTTTTCTTAATGTTCTTTGCGTCGATTCCGTTTTCGGTACTTCCCTATCCCTGGATAAGGCGGAAGAAGTCTGGGAAGCGGTGATCAATGATCAGGAAAGCATCCCAGAATTGTCCAGTTCCATCGACCGGGTATCCAGGACAAACGGCAATAAGCGCCTGATCCTGACCGGCCTCCGGCAGTACAAAGTCGGAGCGCCCACCCGCCGCGCCGGCCGTGGTGATAGTAACGACCTTGTCATGCTGGATGAGGTCCGCGAACATCGGGACTGGGAGACGTGGTCAGCTGCAGCAGCATCGATCAACGCCAAGCCCAACGGCCTGATAGTCTGCTTTAGTAATGCCGGAGATCCGGACAGCGTAGTGCTTCGCCAGCTGAGAGCAAAGGCAATCGGAACCGGTGACGATTATGGCGGAAATGTGGACGGCGGGACGCTTGGCCTGTTCGAATGGTCAGCGCCTGACGGAGCCGCTACGGATGATATTGAGGCGCTCGCCCAGGCCAATCCCGCAATGGGTTATGGTCTGCTGACTGAGCGGGCACTGATGACAAACCGGCAAACATTCCCGGAAGCTAAATTCCGTTCCGAATGTATGTGCCAACAGGTCGAAACCATCCTCCCCGCCCCATTTCCGGACGGCGCATGGGCGAACGGGGTTGATACATCCTCCGCCATCGCCGGCGAATCAGATCTGTTTTTCGGAATTGATCTGTCACAAGATCGGCGCTGGACGTCCATCGGGGTCTGCGGTCTCCGGGAAGATGGACATTGGCATGTTGAGGTTGTCGCCCGCCGGGTTGGTACTGAATGGGCGGTTGAATGGTTCCGGGAACGGGCGTACCGGCGTCCTATGAAGCTGGCGTTTCAGAGCCGGGGCGCTCCCGTGGCCGGACTGGCCGAGCAAATCTGCACGCTGCCGGGGATCGAGCGGTGCGCGGTCGAAGGACCTGACCTGACCAACGGATGGAATCGGTTTTATGACGCGGTGTGCGCCGGCCTTCCGGATCGCGGAGGCGGTGCGCGGATTTACCATCTCCCGCAGCCGGTTATGGATATGCCCGCCAAGACGATGCAGCTCCGGCAGATGGGCGGTGGTATTGAACTCCCCGACCGGGTGAAAAGCCCGGACGACATCGCGCCGCTGTTCGCCTGTATCATGGCTTTTGCAGCGGCAACCAGACCGGAACAGCCCGGAGGCAAAAAGATCTATGAAAGCGCCTATTCAGAGGGGGCTTCCCTGGTATTTATCTAAAAAGGAGGTTGGGTGGAATTGCCCGGAGTCATTGAGAGATGGCGGAACTTATTCCGCCCGACAATTGTTCAGTACAATTTCGGGCCGGATGCGCCGACACAGGTGCTGAATTACACGGCTAAACAACTTTATAACACCCAGGCCAATCTATCGGCGGTGGTTAATTTCCTCTCGAACAGCATCGCCCAGCTGCCGCTCAAGGTATACACAAGAGCCGGGGAAAACGACCGTAAACGTGACAGAACAAGCCCCGCCGCGCTGCTGCTGTGGCGTCCGAACGAGGATCAGACTTGTTTCGAGTTTGTCCGGGGGTTGGTCACGGAGTATTTCGTTTTTGGATGCGTGTATGTGTGGATTCTTCCGGATCCAGATAGCGCTTCCGGATGGCAAGCACGGATTATCCCAACCGACTGGGTTACCAACACCGAAAAAGCGAACAGCTACGGGCCGGAATCCATCACGGTTACATCTGAAGCTGGCGATCGGATTGAAATCCCCCGTGAAGAATTTGTCAGATTCTGCACATATTCGCCGGGGAATCCGGGCGGGTACGTCTCCCCCATCAGCGCCCTCCGGCAGACGTTGGAGGAACAGATCCAGGCCGGGCGGTTCCGGCGGGAGCTTTGGCGGTCGTCTGGCCGGCTGAATGCTCAGATCATCCGCCCGAAGGACGTCAAGCCCTGGGACGAAGAAACCCGTAAAAAGTGGATTGCTCTTTTCCGTGAAGCATGGGGTCCAGGAGGCAGTCGGGCCGGATCCATTCCGTTGATGGAAGATGGCATGGAAATTAAGCCGTTCTCTACCAGCTTTAAAGAACAGCAGTGGGCCGAATCGATTAAACTGAGCCGGGAAGACGTGGCGGCGGCGTATAGTGTTAATCCCTCGCTGATTTGGCATAGTGATACACAAACATACGCCAGCAGCAAGGACAACGCCAGGGCACTGTATGCGGAATGCCTGGGGCCGGTGCTTCAGATGTTCCAGCAGAGGATCAACAGCTTCCTGCTGCCGATGGTCGGGGCCGGTCCTGATGTCTATGTCGAGTTCGATCTGACCGAAAAGCTGAAAGGCAGTTTCGAAGAACGGGCGTCCATCATGCAGGCTTCCGTTGGCGGACCGTGGCTCACCAGGAACGAAGCAAGGGCGGACGTCAATCTGCCGCCTATTGATGGCGGTGATACGCTGATCGTCCCGCTGAACGTGATCGAAGGGGGCCAGGCAAGCCCGCAGGATACGCACATGAGCGCTTCCAGCTCAGACAGTGTATCAGTCAAGGATATGCTTGTGAAAGCGGCGGAGAAGGCCAAAAAAACACAAGTACAGATAGCTCCAGACGACGAGGAATCAAAAGCCGTCGGCGAAGCTCTCAGCAAGTTCTTTGCACGGCAGCGGAAAAGCGTTCTTCCGAAAATTGGAGCCAAAGCGGCGTCCTGGTGGGACACCCGGAGATGGGATAAAGAGCTTGCAGACGATCTGGAGCCGATCATTGCGGAAATAGTAGCCTCGCACGGTGAAATCATGGCGAACGCCCTCGGCAGTACTTTCACCGCCGAAGCCGTTGTGAATTACATCCGCAAGGTTGCAGAGACTCGTGCCAAACGGATCAACTCCCGGACGTTGGCCAAACTTCAAGCGGCTATTGATCAGGCACTTGAAAGCGAGGAAGAAGAATCTGATCCGCATGAAGCCGCAGCGCATGAATTTGACAACAGAGAAGGCCCGGAAGCGGCCCTCCTGGGCGCGTCTATAGCGAAATGGGCATCCGGCTGGGCTGCTGAGGAGGCGACCCGCCAGGGAACCGGCCAGGGCGTAAAAAGGAACGTTTATAAGGAATGGGAAACCGGGCCAAACTCAAGAGATTCTCACTCCGCTATGAACGGGGAAACGGTTTTGATTGATGAACAGTTTTCCAATGGCGCTGATTGGCCCGGCGACGATTCGCTGGATCCGGACGAATCCTGCGGATGCAACTGTACAACAAGAGTAATCATAGAATGAGGTGATTTGATGCAGATCAAAAGTGTGGATGTCGAGTATAAAGACGCCGGCACCGGATCCATTGAGGGCTATGCCTCCACCTGGGTCAAAAAGCCGGACAGCTATGGTGATGTGGTCCGGCAGGGTGCTTTTAGCAAGACGCTCGAAGAAGACTGGAATGGCGGAAAGGGTATTCCCTTCCTCTGGGCGCATCAGATGGACAATCTGAAAAGTTTTATCGGGACCGCGGACGCGGATGAAGACGATTATGGTCTCCATTTCGTCGCCACATTCGACGATACCGAAGAGGCCCAGCGCGTCCGGAACCTGTACAAGGACGGACGGCTACGCAAATTCAGTTTTGCCTTTGATGTGCTGGAAAACGGTCTGATTACCCTGGAAGACGGCACCAAAGCTAACGAGCTTCGTGAGCTGAAGCTGTTCGAGATCAGCGCCGTGACCGTGCCGGCAAATGATACGGCAGAGATGATCGACATCAAAGCCGGACGGCGTAACAGCAAGAAGGATGCTGACGCCATTAGACAGGCTATCACGCTTTTACAGGGCGTTTTAGACGAAGAAGAGGACCCGGACGACGGGGAGGACGATCTGGAAGCCAACGCGGCAGCGGAGGAGCTGAAGGAGAGCAACCCGGCGAAGAAATCCCTTCTGGAATATATCGACTCTATGAAAGGAGAATTTGAGGCATGACCATGAAAGAAGAGCTGCTGCAGCTCAAATCTAATTTGGCAGCTCTGAAAGACCGCATTGAAGCGGATGATCAGGAAGCCATTGCCGATGGCGAAAAGCTCCGCGGCGAAATCGAAGCCAAATCCGCCGAGATTGAGGCGGCGGAAAAGAAAACTAATCTGCTGAATATGATCGGCAAGAAAGAAACGGAGGATAATCCCATGGAAGAAAAGAAGACTGCGTTGCAGGAATTTACCGCCAAAGCGGCTGAAACCGACAAGAACGTGAAGGGTTGGAGCGTGAATGCTCACATTAAGGCCGCTACAACCGTTGTGACCGGCTCCGCCATGACTGACTACGACCGCGCTGTTGCCCCCCAGCCCCGGCGCGTCGCTGCCGCTGATTTCTTCGCCAATGCGAACATCTCCGGCAACGCCATCACCTACTTTAAGCAGGGTGCTTATGAAGGCACACCCGCTGTGACCGCTGAAGGCGGGAAGAAGCCCCAGAACAGCACCAGCTTCACTCCCGTGACGCTGCCCCTGTCCAAGATCGCGGCCTACATCAAGGAGACCGATGAGATCCTGTGGGATCAGGACTTCCTGGCCTCTGAAGTGCAGAACAGCCTGATCTATAACCTGGGCACTGTGGAAGATGCCACAATCGTCTCCACGGTTGCCGGCACCAGCGGCATCGGCGCGGTGACCTACGCCTCCGCCACCGAACAGCTGGCTGACGGTATCATTGCCGGCATCATGAATGTCAAGCAGAACAGCGCCTATGACGCTTCTGTTGTCATCATGAACCCCGCTGACTACCTGGCTGCTCTGAAGGCCAAGGATGCCAACAAGCAGTACATCGGCGGTGGCTACTTCTCCGGCGCTTATGGCAACGGTGGTTACTCCATGCCCACCTCCATCTGGGGCGTCCCGGTGTTCACTAACAGCGGCATCACTTCCGGCACCGCAATCGTTGCGGCCCGTCAGGCTGTTAAGATCTGGCGCAAGGGTGGCTTCGACGTGAAGCTCTACGAGCAGAACGAAGACGATGCCCTCTACAACCGCGTCACTCTGCTGGCTGAAGAGCGGCTGGCCTGCGCGGTCGTCGACCTCAAGGGCGTCTGCAAAGTTGCTGCGGCGACCTAATTAACAAAACGGGGAGGGTTTCGCGCCCTCCCCTCCATCTTTGAAAGGCGGTGAAACCATGCTGAAGATCTACGAATACAACGGCAGAACTTACCAGTTCGAAGAAGGTGAACAGCCTGCCGGAGCGGTCGAGGTCGGGGTCAAGGCCAAGGCGGTCGAACCGCCCAAAAAGGAAGCGCCGAAGCCCGCCAACAAGGCCCGGAAGGTGGGAAATAAATGAACCTGACAACGCCATGGGGATACACCGTGGACGATGACGATGCTGTTAAGGCGTTGCTTTCCATGAACGACTTCAACGAGCTGACAGCCGGAAAATATTCTGGTGATGTCAGAATCGCTGAAACGATCAATGCAGCGTCAACAGCTATTCGGAATTACTGCGGATGGCACATATTTCCCAGTTCCGATTGTTCATTTTCCGAACGGCTCTTGAGCGGGAATGGCCGAGTAAAAAGAGCGGGAACGGATATCCTTATCCAGTTGCCGGCGACTTTTGTCTCAGCTGTTTCTGAAGTCAAAATCGACGACGAAGAGTCGAATGATTTCGACTTTGAGACAAACGGCCTTTTGAGAATCTTTGACGTCTACTGCCACCAGGTGACCCGGAAAACAAAAATCACGGTCACATATACCGCCGGAATTCCGGAGAACCTTATGAGCGGTGTCAAAGAGCTGACAGCAGGCCGCGTAATTCACTCGCTTGCATCGCCGAATGGCGTGTCGTCTGAATCCGCCGGAGGCGTTTCGGTCACATACAACGCGAGCTGGATCAATTCGGCGGCAGCTGGAGCGATGTCGGAGGCGGATAAAGAAATTCTTGATCCGTACCGCCTTAAGGGGGTGTTCTGATGCTGCCATCATGGGCGAATGATACGGTTACACGAATCCGCCCAGGAACGATTGAGCGGCGCGGATCAATAGAGCCGGATTGGACGAACTCGAACGCTCTGGACATTTCCGGGTGTTCTATCCAGCCGGCTACTACTTCCCTATCACAGGACGGGCGCGTCCTTGGTATCGCTGACGCCTATACTTGCTATTTCCCGCCCGGCTCAGATGTAGCCGCCGGGGACAAGATCAGGTATAACGGCGCGGATTACAAGGTCATTGGCGAGCCTCGCGTATGGAAGTCCCCAACCGGCAGGACGTCAAACTTACAGGTGCAAATTGAAAGGTGGTCAGGATAATGGAGAACAAAGTCGAGATCGAATTTATATCAGAGGGCTTTGAACAGATCCTGACATCCGCCGGAACAATGAGCGCCGTTAAAGCCGCCGCCGATCAGATTCGCTCCAGGGCGAACGCGAACAACACGCGAGGCGGAAGGGGTTTCCACTCTGGCACACGTACCGGAAGAGCATACGGCAGTCAGCGCGCTCTTGGTTTCGTTTACACGACTGACGATAAAAGCGCGATAGCCGAGGCGGAGGATAAAGCGTTAAGCGGGGCGGTGAGCGCGTGATTGAGATTCAAAGATCAATTGATGTTGAGGACGAAATCAGAATCGCTCTGAAAGACTATTTGACGGTCTATTGCCGCCCTCTGCCGAAAAGCTACGATCTCCCGAACATTCTGATAACTCAGGTGGGTGGGACAGACCAGGACGGGCAGATTGATACATTCGACGTAACACTTGACGCCCGTGCCAAGAATTCGGCAGACGCAAACGAATATCTTCGTAACGCCATTGGAGTTTTGCGTAAAGTTGCAAAAGACCAAACCACGGCAATCCGATACGTTACGGTAAACGCTTCCGGCAGCTGGGGAACAGACCCTGTGCGGCCGGATCTCTCTATGTGCTCGGCGCGGATCCGCGTCGTGGCGCACCTGGAATCTATCTCAATTTAAGGAGGACAATAACAAATGGCAAGCAACAACGTTAATCTTGGGATTGGTGCTGCGACCGGAATGTTTTTCCACGCTCCGAAAGGAACGGCGCTTCCGACCTATCCGACCGATACTCTCGCGGAGGGTTGGGAGGAAGTTGGTTTCGTCGCTCAGGATGGCATCACCTGGCATCACGGCCGGTCTGCCGAGCCTCTGAAGGACTGGAGCAATTCCATCCGGCGTCAGATCCAGAGCGACTCCACAGGAACCGTGGCTGCTCCTATCATCTCCACTACTAAAGAGGTTCTGGAAACCATTTTCGGCGCGGACAACGTCACCCATACGGCAGCTACGGCTGCGCACGGTGCGCTCGACTCTGTGAATGTTCGGGAAGGCATTATGTCCGGAGAAGAAGCTTTCCTGTTCCTGATGAAGGACGGAGACGACAGCTTCATGCTCGGCACGACTTGCGGCATTATTACTAACCTGGACGATATCACCTTCGCTCCTGGTTCTGCTATCACCTGGGGCGCCACCGTGGCGGCAGATGCCTGGACTTTCCTGAAGGACGATGGCCAGGTGACCGCGTAAGTAAACAATCAAAGGGCGGCGAAAGCCGCCCGATTTTTCTAAAATAGGAGGAGTGGTTTATATGGCAGCTGAAGTCTTTACGCTGAAAAAACGTGAAAAGTTTAGGTTTGCACTGGAGGCGGAACCGGAAAGGATTTATTCCCTTCCGCCGCTGTCCAGTCTTTCTTTTGAGGATGCCCAGCTGATGGCCAAGCTCAGCGACGAATCGACTATCGTCAAACAGGGTGAAAAAATCAAAAAGTTTATCCTCGCCAAGTGCCCCGATCTGGAAGACAAGGGCTTAGAAGATATGGAGTTTTATGAGATCTTCAATGCCTACGCTATGAGCGAGGGCAAGGAAAAACTGGGGGAATCGAAAGCCTCGCAAGATTCGTAGAAGAGCATCGCGAGGCAGTTGAAAAAGACCTCTTAATAAAAACGGGCCGTCACCTGGATGATGTCGGGTACTCTCTCCCGTGGAGCGCTCTGGGGGCTTTTCTGCGGCATCTGGACATCGACAGCGAGACGGCCCGCGAACTGGACCCGGAGTTGGCGGCATGGGGCAGCGTTGTAAAAACAAACGCCATTCTTGCTGATATATACGACGTCTTGTCATTGATCAATGCTAACCTGTGCGCTATCGGGTCAGGTAAAAGAGCTAAACAGCCTGCTAAGTATTCTCGGCCGGGTGATAACAATAAGCAGAAGATCGGGAAAAACGCGCTTCCGCCTGATGCGCTGCGGGCGTGGTTTGATAGAAAAAGAAATGAGCGCGTTAAATCTAAGGAAAGGGAGGCGAATTTAAGTGATTGAAGTCGCACAAGCAACAGTTACCATTATTCCGACGATGAAAGGCGCGCAGCAGTCTATCACTAAGGACCTGTCTTCAGCTTCGGGCGCCGCTGCGGATACTGCCGGCAAGACTTCCGGAAAGAAATTCTCCTCCAAGTTTGGAAGCGCGATTAAATCTGGCGCGAAGACGATTGGCGCGGCCGTTGCGGCGGCTGTTGGCACAGTTTCTGCAATGTCCGCGTCTTTCTACAACGCCGCCAAAGCTACGGCGGAATACGGTGATCACATCGACAAAATGTCCCAAAAAATGGGTGTATCGAGCGACGCCTATCAGGAATGGGACTTTATCGCGCAGCATAGCGGGACGAGCATGGACAGCCTGAAAACCGCTATGACCAAGCTTACAACGGCGGCGGGCAAAGGCTCAGAAGCTTTTGAGAAGCTTGGCATTTCTGCCGAAGAGGCTCAAGGCATGAGCCGGGAAGAATTGTGGAACAGGACAATCTCGGCGCTGACCGGCGTAGAAGACGAAACCGAACGCGCCCGCATTGCTCAGGAGCTTTTCGGTAAAGGCGCTACCGAAATGGGCGCTTTGCTTAATATGTCTGCTGAAGACATTGAAGCCATGAAGCAGCAGGCGCATGACCTCGGCATTGTCATGAGCGCCGAAGACGTTGCTGCTTCTGCAGCGTTCCAGGATTCTTTGCAGAATCTTTCCCAGAGCTTTGCAGGATTAAAAAATAGACTTACGGCGCAATTCCTCCCAGGCATTACAGAGGTAATGGATGGACTGACCGCCGTTTTTTCTGGTGATTCAGAGGGCGGTGTAGCCAAGATCAAGGAAGGAGTCGCCAGCATTTCCGCAAAGATAAAGGAAGTGCTGCCGGAGCTGGTGTCGACCGGAAGCGAGATTCTCTCCGCTATCATGGATGCTATAACTGAGAATCTGCCGCTATTGATGCCATTGGCCGCGAGTGTAATCACAGAATTGGCCGGCGCGATTGTGAAGGCGCTCCCGACTTTGCTGGACACGGGTTTGAGCATCCTCACGGAATTGGTTAATGGCATTGTCGAGAATGGCCCCGCTTTGATGGAACAGGCAACGGTTGTTCTCTCTAATTTCATGACTTCCATGAGCGAAAAACTGCCGGAGCTGCTGACCACAGCGGCGGATTTGGTGGCAATGCTCCTAACCGGGATCATTGATAACGCTCCCACATTGGTCACAGGTGCAATAGAGGCAATTTCCAACTTCGTCACTGGAATTTTCGAGCATCTGCCGGAGGTTCTGGGAAAAGGCGGCGAAATTGTAACCGCCCTGGTCGAAGGCATCGCCACCAACGCCCCGACGATCCTGGAGACCGTTGGAACGGCTATGGGAGACATGGTAACGGCTATTGGCGATGCTGTTGCAAGCATAGTCGAAGCGATTTCTCCATATATCCCTTCAATCACGGAGATGGTGACAGAGACCACGGCCCAGCTGCCGTCCATCATCGACAGCTTTAACGGGATTGTGGAAACTATTAGCAGCGCTATTACATCCATTATTGAAGCAATCGCGCCGTATATCCCGGATATCACAAGCATGGTCGAAACAACAACGGCCAAGCTGCCGGAAATCATAACCGCTTTCGAAGGGCTTGTTTCCTCTGTCGGCAGTGCTATCACATCTATAGTCGAGGCTCTGGCTCCGTATATTCCGGACATTACGAACATGGTCGAAACGACCGTGGCCAAGATTCCGGAAGTTGTCACGGCGTTCTCTGATCTCCTGTCACAGATTGGTCCGATAATCGACTCTGTCGGCGGAGTAATTGAGAAGATCGGAACGGCGATCTCCGGAGTGGTTGACACGGTAGGCACGAATATAGCGACTATCGTTAGCTCTTTTGTGGAGCTTAACGGCTCGCTGGCCGAACCTATCGCGGCAATCGGAAGCCTGATTGAGTCTGTCGGAACCGCCATCGGAACTGTTGTGACGGCCGTCGGCGATTGTGTCGCAAATATCAACGACAGCTTTTCAAGGGTTCTGGACAGCCTGAAAGGCGTAATTGAGTCAATCGGTGATAGCGCCGTCAAGGCCGGAACCGGATTCTCTTCTTTTGCCGACGCTATCATAAAGCTTGTTAATCAAACTGGATTCTTCGATCTTGCCGCTACTCTGAAAGCCGTGTCTGACGCGGTGAACTCCATTGTCAACACAGGAAAGAACGCCGAAAAGGCATATGAGAATCTGGACAAGCTTATGACCACGCTGTCCTCTATGGCCGGAACCAATTTCGGAACGATGGTGACGGATCTGCAAACCATAGCAGACAAGCTCTATGTGGTTACTCTGTACACGCCTACGCTTGCCGATACAAAGACTAAGCTGGACGATCTGGGCAAAGTTAAGCTTACGGCCCTTTCGACGGAGCTTGATACCGCGAACACAAAAGTAAGCACCTTGCAAACGACGGTAGACACAAGCTTTGAAAAGATATCTCAAACAATAACAGACAAGCTGAAGAATGCCGCGAGCGAGGTGAAAACCAAGCTAACGGAAATGGTAACCACTTTCACTTCCAAGCTGACTTCCATCAAAACGAATGTGACCAACGAGTTTTCGAACATCGTGAACACGATATCGAATAAGCTCGGAGCAGCGCTTTCTACGGCTACCTCCAAGCTTGCGGAGGTGACGACGGCATTCCAGACAGAAGCCGCGAAATGGTCAGAGGCTGTCGCTGATGGCGTAGCAGCTGTTAAGGCACAGTTCGGTAAGAAGTTTGATTGGGGCATCCCGGAACTGATTATCCCTGTGAAAAGACCCGTTTTTAGCGTATCAGGAAAATGGGAATTTGATAATAACGGCAACGTATCCGGCGTTCCCAGGATCAATGTCGAGTGGTACAGACGCGCTGCCGAAATGGGCGCCCTGTTCACAGAGCCGACTCTGGTCGGCGTCGGTGACGCAGCTCAACCCGAAATGCTGATCGGTGAAGACACTCTGTACCAGAGCATTAAGCAGGCTGTCATGGAGGCGGGAGCTGGCGGCTTTGAGCAAACAATCAATATCACGGCCCCGCGCGGACTTGACGCAAGCGAGACGGCACGTCTTGTCCGGAACAACACACGCGAGATGCTGGCCAGGATGAGAGGCGGGATAGCATGATCAAAAGAGCCGCTTCCTTTCACAACGAAAGCGACAACCTTAATCTGATTGTTGACGGCAATACGCCCGGAATAGTCGTAGATTCCATCGAAGGGATCTACGCTTTCCAGGGCGAAGTGCTGACTTCTCCGTACTCCCAATCTAACGGAGACAAGTACAAAAACAGCCGGATGCGGAAAAGAAACATCGTTGTAAGGGGAAAGATTTTTGATGATTTCTGGACAAATCGGCAGCTGATTTATCGTGTCTTTCGGATCGGAACCGTCGGGAGGTTTGGGTATGTCGAACCAGACAGATCAAACCGTTATTCGGACTATTACGTTGAATCAGTAACCATTGATCAGGATCCATATAGGGGCCAGTTCCAGATCAGCCTGATTTGTCCGGATCCGTATTTCTACGATGAGGCCAATGAATCAATTGACCTCGCGTCATGGGATTCTGATTTTACCTTCGAGCACAATTTCTTGGCGTCCGGAGAAGTTCTGGGCCATAAGGAAACATCAATGATTGATGAGATCCTGAACTTGAATGGTGTTGACGGAATCGGGGTCAAGATCATATTGACGGCAAACGGCGACGTGGTGAATCCTTATGTTTACCTCAATGAGACCGGAGAGCAGATCAAGATCGGAACCCCTCTGAAGCCGTACACGGTTACCAGCGCCAAGCGAATCGAGATAGAAACCGAAACCGGCAAAAAGAATATCGTTGAAATCGCAAACGGAGAAACGCAAAGGATTAATGAATTCCTCGACCCAACGAGCGCATTCTTCCAGCTGGGCGTTGGCACTAACACAATCGGTTATAACGCCGAGAGTGGGGCGGCAAACCTCAATGTCCGGATCGAATACAAAATGAGGTATTTGGGCGTATGAATACTGAAGTCAGAATCTACAGCCGGAGCCTTGAGCTTCAGGGTATTGTGGATGAGTACAGCAGCCTGATATGGATAAGGCGCTATCAGATGCCGGGTGAATTCGAGTTGCGGACGCCATACACTCCGGAAAGCAAAGCCATTGTAAAGCCTGGGTATATCGTCCAAAAGTACGATGGCCGAGCGCCTTCTGAGGCCGGCGTTATCGAATATCTCTACATGACCGAGGATGAGATCATCGCAAAGGGCCGCTTCCTCGAAAGCTATCTCGACAGACGGTTGATCAAAGAAACGTCGTACTACTCCGGGGAAGTCGAAGCATCTTTGAGGCGGATCATAACGGAAATGGCAGCTATCCCGCTGCTGTCTCTTGGCGAAAGTGCGGAGCTTACGGAAACCCTGAGATTCCAGGCAACTTACAAACCAGTGCTGTCAATCATCGAAAAAGCCTGTAAGTCTACCGCATTGGGCTTTCGGATCCGTCCGGATTTCGCAAACCGCGCCCTTTACTTTGAAGTTTACAAAGGCGTCGACAGAACGTCGGAAGACAGCGAAAGGGTTATATTCTCCGAAAAGTATGACAATCTTTTGAATGAAAGTTATACGTATGAGGATACAAACTATAAGACGAAAGCTTACGCCGTCCAGACAATCAATGACGTCAGAACGGTTTATGAAGTCGGCGGAGGGACGGGGCTGGATCTGCGAGAGGTGCTTGTGTCCACATCCGTAGATACACAGGACCGATCCGCCGCAGATATCATGGCCTCCATGATCACGCAAGCAGAAAGGGCGCTGGACGCCAGAACGATCAATGAGAGCTTTACCTTTGCCACGGACGCCGAATCTCCTTTCACCTATCGGGTCGATTATGACATCGGCGACCAGGTGCTTGTTAAGCACAGCGCATGGGGCATTGAGCTTGAGTTGAGAATTTCTGAAATCGAAGAGGATTATGAAAACGGCGGGCGGGAAATCGTCCTGACCTGTGGATCCACAATGCCTGAAATCATGGATTTCGAGGAGGGATAAGAATTGTCGGTTTTAGCAAAAGAATTTGGCTACTTTTTCAACAGTTCCAGCGGCGACCGAACGTATAGCGCAAGCAGCTTTGAGGAATGGCTGAAGCCATTTTTCAAGACAGGCGTATTTGCGGGCGGTCTCCAGGTGACGGCACAAAGCACTCCGGATATGTCGGTTAATGTCGCTGCCGGTTACGCTAACCTCAATGGCAAGTCGGCCAGATGGCCTAATGTAAGTACAGTAACCATTCCGACCGCTTCCGGCTTCTATAATCGCATCGATACGGTCGTTTTGCGCCGCAACGATACGGATCGGACCATCTCCATTGATGTAGTGGAGGGTGTCGCTTCCGCGAATCCGGTTCCGACAGCGCCGGTGAGATCAAACGATATCTATGAGCTTGTGCTGGCCCAGATCTATGTCGGCACGGGTGTGACATCCATCACAAACGCTAATATCACGGACAAACGGATGGATTCGGCGGTGTGTGGTTATGTGGCATCCAATATCACAGAGATCAATTTTGACCAGGTCAAAACGCAGTTTGAAGCCTGGTTAGCTCAGTATGAAAGCGAGCAGCTCGGAGCCTTTGAAACGTGGTTCCAGGCTATGAAAGATCAGCTTTCCGAAGACGCTGCCGGAAATCTGCAGAATCAAATTGATGGCAAGCTGGACAACGTGGCCAATGATGCCACGCATAACGGATACGTCCCAGCCACGGGTGGAGCTGCTGAGAAAGTGTGGATGACCGGTTCCGACGGCGTTCCCGCCTGGAAAGATGTGAGCGATACATACCGCGATGTTGTGGACAATCTGACAACCGAGGATAGTTCCTCTTCGCTGTCTGCGGCTCAAGGTAAGGCGCTTAACGACAAGATCGACGGTCTTGTTAACAATAGCCTTACCTCTGAAGACGCGGATAAAGCGCTGTCGGCGCTCCAGGGTAAAAATCTGAATGATAAAATCAACGGGCTTGTGGTCAACAACCTCACAACCACCGACAACTCAAAAGCGTTGTCGGCGGCCCAAGGCAAAGCCCTGAACGACAAGATTTCCAGAGCATTCATTATTAAAAACTACACATATGCTTATACCATTGCCGCTGGCAAATCTTTGGATATAACAGGGAAAAATTTTGGTACCGAAACGCCTACTGGCTATAGACCTTCTGCAGTCTTAAACGCTCGGACAGGAAGTGATACGGTTCAGCTTGTGCGCGTTCATGGTTCAGCGGTAGGAACAAGTGTGGCAATGATTGTGACAAACAATGGAACCAGTACTAAAAATCCGACAGCGGCCATAAGTGTTTTGTATATCAAGGAACTATTATTTAATTAAGGGAGGAGGAGCTGCTGTGTTTATCGTGGATCCTGTAACCAAGAAAATCACGCTACACAAGGGTGACACCGGTTCTGTTATGTACAGAGTAACCGGCTTTGATCTGGACGAAAGCGCCCGCGCAAAGTGGACTATGAAAAATAGCAAAGGCGAGGTCGTTAAGTGGGGTGTATATCCTTTTACGGATAATCAGTTTTCCGTCGAATTTACAAACAACGAAACGGACACCCTCCCCGCTGGAAAGTATAGCTATGATGTCCGTATCGCAAAGGAACCTGAGTTCGACGAAGAAGGCGACATCATCAACGGTTACATCCGGACGCCGGAAAGCCCGCTGATAGTGGAGCTTCTCCCCGTGGTTGGCGATATTTAATGGAAAGGAGCAAAGACCGTGAGCGAAGCTATTGAAATTGTCAATTCTGAACCGGAAGTAATCGAGCTTGCCGTTGATTTTGACAGCGAGGTCAGCGCCAGGGACGCCGAAGCCTGGGCCGTAGGCAAGCGCGGCGGCGTGGACGTCAGCGAAGATGATCCGACATACCATAACAATTCCAAATACTATTCCGAATTTGCTGAATCAGAAGCACAGGAAGCCATCGACACGATTAGAACGGCAGCTGAGGAAATCAAAGATGATTCCATCGTTGCGATCAATCAGGCAGCCGAGGAAGCGCGGGAATCCATCCCGTCGGATTACACTCAGTTGAGTGACGATGTAACTGGATTAAAGAGCGCTTTGGAACGCACAAGCATTCCTCTGGTACTGGTGAATAATTCGTATGTTAAAAACACTGATGGTGGGTTTGCAAATTATAACGGATGGAAAAGAACCGATAAGATAGATGTAGCTGGGGTTAGTCAGCTTATTTATTATACGCCAACTAAGAGTGATTATAATGCGTTTTATGATGATCAAAAAACGTTTATAAGTGCTTTTTCGTTGTTGGCAGGAAAACTCAATGGGAATTATAGAGTGCTTGAAGTTCCTTCTACTGCTAAGTATATAGCTTTATCTGGTGTCGCATCGGATATGGATAATACAATTCTGTTTCCTGTTTCAACGTTGCCGATGATACAAAAGTCTCTTGCTTTTTCTGGTTTCCCGCATGAAGGAAGTTATAGAGCCATAACAGTTGAAACGCACGGCACAGATATTGAGGTATATATACCGCAAGGATTATATGCTGATGGCGTGAGATACTTTGGCAACTATACCTATAAATCTTTTCCGGGACAGCAAACTATAACAATTCCAGATGGAAGCTATCTTGTTGCGGATATGGATAATGCAACGCTTAGTGTGATGACATTTAGCCAATTGCAAAGTGTTATAAATACTGCGTGGGTACAAGTGTTGTTATATAACAACAAAGGCAAGCCTCTTGGGAAACTTGCAGAACTGTCAAATAACGTTGGAGAACGTTTGTTTCGATATTATCAGAGCTATCTTTTAAACAAAGCAAATACTATTAACACACTAAAAACAGCTTACGGATTAAACGGTTTTAGTTTTGTGTTTATTAGCGATGAGCATCATCAGCAAAGTGCTGGCCAATCTCCGAAGTTGATTCAATATATCAGAGAAAATACAAATATTGACAGAATAATCAATGGCGGAGATATCTATACATACCACAATACAAAAGCTGAAGCATATAAAGATATTTGTGAATATATAAGTTTGCTAAAATCAACAGGTTGCGGTGTGTGGTCAGCTATAGGTAATCACGAATATAACAATCCCAGTGGATCAAGCAGTCAAGAAGCATTGACGAAAACGCTAAGTATTGATGAAGTAGTATCGTGCCTTTATAGTGGGGAAGAATATGATAGCTGTGTTTTTAACTCAGTTGATTATTCTTACTATAAAGATTTCGGAAATCTTCGAGTGTTTTTCTTGCCGTGTAACTATGCAAGTGGAATTTATCTTGCGCCTGTGCGATGGATTCTTGAACAGTTTCAAAATGTCCCCAATGGGTACAAAGTGATGGTTGTTTCTCATGTCATCATAGAATGGCAAGAAGATATTACACAAGCAACAATGATTCCTCGTGTAAAGGCCATAGCTGATGGATTGGACGCTTTGAAAACAAAGCAAACGTTTCAGTTCGATAACCGAACTTATGATTACGCAAATACAAATGCAGACCCTGTTTGTCTTATTGGGGGGCATGCCCATATTGATCATGCTATGTCTACTGATGGTGGAATACCTGTTATCATAACAACATGTGATAGCACGGGACAAGATTCTGGTGGATTAGATAGAACACTATATACCGTAACTGAACAGGCGTTTGATGTAATTACAATCAATTATTCAACACGCAAGATAAATTGTACACGTATAGGCGCAGGAAATGACAGAGAGTTTAGTTTTTAAATAACACTTTAACACAGTTTTGGTTGACTGACAGATACGGTTTTACTTGACTCATAGTTGACTACTAACAGGTAAGAGCAAAATCAGGAGCCGCCTTGTTACAGCGAGGTTAGCCGCCTATGCCCGGGACAAGGTAGAAGAACGTGACCACTCCTCTGCCAGCTCCGAAGTTACGCATCGATACGGAGTGGCTTCCGGTGCGATGCGGTTAGTAGGGGCATACCTTTGGAGGTGGTGACGCCATGATTCAGTTTCTGGTTGGTCTGCTGGTTGGGGCCTGCACGGCCGTGTTTGTGGTGGCGCTTGTGTTTGCCGGAGGTGATGATGACAATGATCCAGAGGGATGACATGATCCGTCTTTTCCAACGGATGTATAAAGAGCATTGGAGCTATTCTTGGGGCGCCGCTGAAAAAGGGTGCGTAGACTGCTCCGGGGCGCTGGTGTACGCATATCGGCAGCTGGCCGGGCAGAGCGTCATACATGGCAGCAATGGCCAGGCACGGCGCTGGATCTCCGGCAGCATGATGCCGATCAGCATGGCGGCGCCTGGGATGGTCGCTTTTAAGTGTCGAAAGCCAGGAGAGGAAGATTACGATCTTCCGGAGCGGTACCGTGAGCATGGAGCGAGCTACACCGGGGACCTGATGGATTATTACCATGTTGGACTTGTCGATGAGGATCCGCGCTATGTACTTAATGCCAAGAGTGCAAAAGCGGGATTCTGCCGGGACCAGCTGGCAGCGTCACATGGTTGGGACTTTGTCGCGTATCTGCGGGATGTTGAGTATCCAGGCGGGAGCGATGATAAAGGAGAAGGTGGAAAAATGATGCAGGCGGTTGTATCACTCCCCAGCGGGGCGTCCGGATCCACGGTCAATCTGAGGGAAAAGGCCATGACATCCGCGCCGCTGATCTGCCGGGTGCCGGTTGGGTCTGTGGTGGATATCCTGACCGACCAGGGCACCTGGTGCAAGATTGACTATATCGGTAAGCAGGGCTGGATGATGTCCAACTACCTGGAATACACCGGGCAAGAGGGCGAAGCCGGCGGAGATCCGTTAACAGAAGAAGAGCGAGCCAAGATCGAGGCAGCGCTGGTGGAAATCGAAAAATCTATAGAAATTGTCCGGGCGACATTAGGAAGAGGTTGATAACCATGTGGGATTTCGTTGTTAAATACTGGGTCGAGTTCCTTTTCGGAATCGTCGCCGCGGGCTTAATTGCCGGATATAAAAAACTGGCCTCCAAGGTGCAGACCAATAAGGACACCGAGAAGGCCATAGCCGACGGGATGCAATATTTGTTAATGTTCAAGCTCCGGGAAGAGGGCGAAAAGTATCTATCAGAGGGCCGGTGTTCCATCGATCAGAAGCACGAATTTGAGAAGGTTTACAACGCATACCATGCATTGCGTGGAAATGACACGATAACAGCTTTGAAAGACAAAGTTCTGCAGCTACCAATTTGAGATAGGAGGACTGACCATGAATTGGGATTGGAAAGAATGGACACTGGCAGCACTGATCCGGGCGGTTAAGACTTTTGCTCAGACCTTCGCGGCGATGATCACTGTGGGCGCGGCCTTC